CAATGAGCTTACTAATGGACGTAAAGAAGGTTTAGACAAAAGATTACAAGAACTAAAAGATCTTGCTGTCGAGACAAACAGAGTATGGGCAGAAAAGCTAGGAATTCCTCAGTCAGCCGCTATTACTTGTGTTAAGCCTTCTGGTACAGTGTCTCAGTTGGTAGATTCTGCTTCTGGTATTCATGCTCGTCATAATCCTTATTATGTTCGTACGGTACGTGGTGATAAAAAAGATCCACTAACAAAGATGATGGTTGCTGCTGGCTTCCCAGTAGAAGATGATGTAATGAAGCCAGAACACACATCTGTATTCTCCTTCCCAATGAAGGCACCAGAAAATGCTGTGTTCCGTACAGAGATGACAGCCATTGAACAGTTGGAGTTGTGGCTTCAGTACCAAAAACATTGGTGTGAGCATAAGCCATCTGTTACTATTTCTGTTAAAGATCCTGAGTGGATGGATGTTGGTGCATGGGTATATAAAAACTTTGAGTGGATGTCAGGTGTATCTTTCTTACCATTCTCTGATCATGTATATCGTCAAGCTCCATATCAAGACTGCACAGAGGAAGAGTATACAAAGCTGAAAGCAGAAATGCCGGCAAATGTTGATTGGATTAAACTAACAGAATATGAGAATAAGGATATGACTGTTGGATCACAAGAACTTGCCTGCGCAGCAGGATTCTGTGAAATTGTCTGACATACCTTCACCATGTCTAAAGATATGTTCTCTTATAGATAACTATTGCATAGGTTGCGGAAGATCCACTGATGAAATAAAAGAGTGGCGTTCCGCAACCGATAGCAGAAAGTTAGAAATATTAGACAGATTAAAGGAAGCTAAATTCGAATGACAGAGAACATTAATTACAAAGTAACCTGCGAAAAATGTGATGCAGAGTTTAAGATAACAAACATGGACGAATATATTGATGATCTACCAGAGTTTTGTGCTTATTGTGGCAAGCCTTTGGATGAGTTTGATATGGAAGAGATTGAAGGAACTGAATGAGAGTAGCTGGTATAGACTATTCACTCACTTCTCCTGCTATATGTGCATTCAAAGGAACAGAGTTTAATCTCAAAGATTGTAGATTTAGTTTTCTTTCGTTTGAACAAAAGTATGAGGTAAGTGATTTTAGATTTAAAAGTTTTATTATGGAAAAAGGTCTTTCGTATCCTGAACGCTATGACTTTATCTCAAACTGGGTCATTTATTTTCTTAAAACAAACAAAGTCAAAATAGCTTTCCTCGAAGACTACTCATATGGTTCCAAAGGAAAGGTTTTCCACATTGCTGAAAACGGTGGTGTTCTCAAAGATAAATTGTGGAAAGCTGGAATAGAGTATCATCTTATTGCACCCACAGTAATCAAAAAACATGCAACTGGTAAAGGCACAGCCAATAAACAGTTAATGGAAGAACAGTTTATTAAGGATAATCCTAATTTTAATATTAGAGAATATCTAAACATGCCAGAAAAATCATTCAATCCCTCCTCAGATGTTATCGATAGTTATTACATATGTAAGTATGGTGCATATTATCTCGATGATGAAATAATTTAATTTTTATGATAAAAAAGTGTTGACCTTTTCTCAAATATATGTGATAATCAATTATAGAATGAGAAATGAGGAGAGACAAATGATTAATTTTTCAACTGGTTATGAGTATTCAGGTAAAAATGCAGCTGCACTAATCCAGCTGGGCTATGATGAGAACGATGCATTCGTTACTTTCAAGCAAGCTATTAAGTTGGATGGTATCTCTGGTAAGAACCTTAAAGGTATTAAGAAAGCTGCTACTCTTGTTCGTTATTCGAAGACAGAAAAAGAGCAGGATGAAAATGGTAAGATGGTTGCAAAGCCAATCTACTTCTCAGTGTTTGATGTGAAAGAAGTTTTGAAAAGGAAGGCTGCATAATGATTTATTTGGATATGGATGGTGTGATTGCTGACTTCTTTGGAGGTATGCAAAAAGAATTTGGAGTTGATCATTGGAAAGATATTGACTTCAAAAATGTTGCTTTTGCTAAGTTAAAGAACACTGACTTCTTTTATAATCTAGAACCTTTCTATGAAGATAAAATTAATATCAGTGACAAGATTGTAGAACATGTTAAACTTATCGCATGGGAACAAGAAATTGATTGGGGTATTTGTTCATCGCCAATGAGAGGTGATACCAACAACTCATGTTATCATAAACGTCGTTGGCTTGAGTCACATCTTTTTATGCCTAAGGTTTCAAACTGTATTTTCACATCTACAAAATGGAAATATGCTTGGTCAGAAATTGATCGTAAACCTAATATTTTAGTTGACGATAAGCCAGAGAATATTGTAAAATGGAATAAAGCTGGTGGTATTGGTATTCGCTTTCAGTGTAATGAAGATGATATGGTATATCTTGTTGATCAATTGTATGAAGCTATAATGAGAAGGAACAGTTATGATGCGTACGAACTCACGTTGGATTAATTCTGAACGTCCAGGAACAATTTATTATATCAAGAAAGATGGCTTTTCACAACCAGTTGTGGAAATGATTCAAACAGATGGATATAACACAAAGCTAAAGATGAACCTGGATCAACTGTTTGATTTTGAAGGAAAATTATTAAAACATGGATGGAGTAAAATATAATGGCTTTTCATACTGAAAAAATTGAAATCGCGGCAAAGGATCCAGGGAAGGGACACTTCTATGTCAGCATGGTTAAAAGTGTTGTTCGTGTAGGGGGCTTTGCTTTTCTTATCATGGGTAATTTTGTACTTGCAGGACTATTTCTTATAGCTGCAGAAGGTCTTGGGATAGTTGAGGAATTAGTATGATGTCCACAAAAGAATTTCAGCTTTATGAAAAAAGGCTTGACAATTGTCTAAAAATGAGGGATACTTTTAATCATGGTCAATGGGGCTATGAGTTTTGGTCTAAAACATTTGCCGCTTGTTTACATAATATGAATAATAAACTTTCAAAGGAATAGTTAAATTTTATGGTTCCGTAGCTCAGTTGGATAGAGCAATTGCCTTCTAAGCAATGGGTCAGGGGTTCGAATCCTCTCGGAATCGCCAATACACTCGGTTAGTTCAGTGGTTAGAACCAACGGCTCATAACCGTTTTGTCGGGAGTTCGAATCTCTCACCGAGTACCAATAGGGAGAGAGTATAAACTCTGTTAGACCTCCAACCTATATATAATGGAGGCGGGAAAGGCAGGCGCCTTCGAGGAAGACCACCAACTATTATTGGATGAATGTAATGAACTTCGAAGAATATGAAAAATCAAGAGCCAAGAAAATTATTGAAAATCAAGGTCCAGAGTTAGATTGGGTTGAAACATATGGTGTTAACACCGAAGATTTTAGCATGAGGTATGAAAAAAATGGGAAAGAAGAAGTCAAGAGCAACACAGACAAGTAAGGGTGAACGTCGAAACGTATCACGTAATGTACTCAAGGCTATCCGAAGAGAAAAGCGCGATGCTATTGGTTATATTACAACACTTACTGAAGCGTGGTTAAAAGATCAGAATCCATGGATTACTGTTCCTAATCCTAATAATAAAGAAACAAATAAAAGATTTATTAAGGTTAAGGCTAATGATTATTGGGGACGTCCCAATAGGTTTATTAAATGGAAGGATAACTCAAGTGAATAAATTCATTCTCTCAGCGGCTGTTGTATTTTTTTCTAGTTCAGCGTATGCTCAAGATATCACAGATCATTACAAAGATGTGATTATGAAAAAACCATATCAGGTTGAGGTCTGTACAGACAGAGCTGTTTCTGGAGATCGATCTGGTGATATGATTAAAGGAGCTATTCTAGGAGGAATTCTAGGTAATAATATCAAAGGAGAAAAAGATGGTGGATTGGCTGGTGCTGTTATTGGTGGCATGCTTGGGCATTCAAATAGCACTGCTACTGGTGGTACTAGGAGGTCTTGTTCTGTTGAAACTCGGTTTGAAGAAGAAAGACAAAGAGTCTATTCACATTCCACCATCGTCTTTACTTATCAGGGCAGGACACATTCTGTCAGATTCCAAAAATAATTCACAGGTGAATGAGAGAATAAAATGAGCACACAATTAACTTTTACTGATGTTCCTGAGAACACAAATCTTCAAGAATATGCTGAGCAGCTTGATATAAAGAAATATGAAGAAGAAAATGAAAAGATGAAAGCTGAGCAAGTACAGCTTGATGAGATGACAGCAAAGTCTAATGGTGGTACAGAACGTATGTATCGAGGCTTGCAGGAACGTCTGGATCCTGAACTTCTAGAGAAATTTCAAATTATATGTTCTAGGGTTCGTTACGTTGATCCTTCAAAGAAATCTGTTCTTTGGTTACACGATCTTCCCCATGATCCTGAATCACAACATCTCAAAGACAAGCAAAGCAAAAACCGGTTCGAGAAACTTGTTTTTGTTTCCAATTGGCAGATGCTAATGTATAACATGGTTCACGGTGTACAGTACTCTGAATCAGTAGTTTTACAGAATGCCATTGAACCAATCAAAATTGAAGAGAAGAATTTTGATGATAAAATTAACTTGATTTATCATACTACACCACATAGAGGACTATCTATTCTCCTTCCTGTTTACGAGAAATTGTATGATATGTTTGGTGATAAGATTCATCTGGATGTGTATTCTTCATTTAGTTTGTATGGTTGGGATCAAAGAGATGAGCCTTTCAAGCAGTTGTTTGATCGATGTAAAGAACACGAAGGTATTACATATCATGGCTACCAGCCACACGATGTTATCGAAGAGGCACTAAAGAAAGCTCATATATTTGCATATCCGTCTATCTGGCTTGAGACGTCTTGTATTGCAGCTATCGAAGCTGCTAGTGCAATGTGTACTGTTGTTCATCCAAACTATGGTGCTCTGTCGGAAACAATGAGTCATTTTGGTGTTGGTTATCAATACAGCGAAGTAGACCAAGAACACGCAAACGTGTTTGGAGGTGCTCTGATGGCAACAGTAGAAAATTATTTGGACAAGAAGAATCATAAGAATCTGCAGATGGGACTCAAATCTCAGAAAGCATTTTTTGATACCTATTATAATTGGGATAGACGTGCAGATCAGTGGAAAGATCTTTTGAAAGGGTTAGAGTGATGGGGCAATACAGTAAAGCATTTCAAATGATGAAAGAAGATGCCGCTAAAGAAGAGGCAGCAAAAAAAGACAAGAAACATAAACTTGATTATGAGAATCCTTATCTTAGAGCAAAGATAGGAGAATTAGAGAATGATATTGAAGTGCTGAAAAGAGACATGAAAGAGCTCACCGAGGCATATTATACTGTTCTGAAAAGATATGGCTAGAAAAATAACTGTTGACCTTTTTCTTAAAATAAGTGATAATTAATTATAAAGTGAGAAATGGGAGTTCGTTATATACAAAGTCAAAGCACACTTCAGGGATCATACTGTGGTTAGATATTTCATCGACCAGTATGATGCAATAGAATTTAAAGATATTGCTGATGCTCACTATCCGTTGAAGGTGACATATGAAAAAGGAGTTTATCCAGTGCAAACATTTATAGTAAATTGTTGGAATAGTATCATGGATCATAATCTTAATCCATTGAGTAATATTCCAGACTTGCAAACCCGACATGTGGTCATGCAAATTTTAGCTTGGATGTGGTGTATTATCTTTAGTATGAGTTTAGGTAGCATTACTGTATTTGCATATAGTGCAGTAGCTCATATTTTATTCATCGCAGGAATTATTCTTACAGTCGGAACATTTGAAACAGCTCGTCGCAAGCCAGAGTATTTTGGTGGTTTTGGTCGTGGCAATGGAGGTGAGCATGAATAATAAAAATCTCAAAAAACAGATCGAACAGGAACTTGCTCCTAAGCGTAAGAAGTTTAGAAAACCTCGAAAGCCTATGACTGAGGAGCAAAAGAAGGCTGCTGCAGAACGTCTAGCAAAAGCTCGCGCTGCTAAGAAAAAGACTTCTAGTGCGCCTATGAATGTGCATCCTTCTGTACTAGCAAAGCCTGATGAAGATACATTTTCATTAAAGAATGTTCGTGAGTGGATCAAACATAATAAGGAACTTCTTTCTGAAGAGCGACGTTATCTTAGAACTAATGTAAAAGGTGCTCAATCCAAAGTAACAAGCATTGAGGGCTACTTACGTCATATGCAACATTATCTCCGTACAGGAGATTGGATTGACAGCTACTATGGTAAGGAACAAGGCCAGAAGATTAAAATGATCTGCGTGGCCATGGCTTATCATTTTGAAGGTCCTATGAAAGGCATGCCTAAACGCGATATAGGTGTCGTGTATCCAGATGTTGGTAAATGGACTGAAGAGATGCATAACGATTACTATAACCTAAATAGTAGTGGGGAACCATCAAGGAGACGAAATGTCAGAAAACGTAATACAGTTTCCAAAAAGAAATCCTCGCGCTCAACAAAATGAGGATAGGATTACATCCGAGCTCGAGCTAGAAGACAGATTTAATGAAGCCTATGAAACCTATATCGAGGAGGTTTCAACTCATCTTACTAGAAGCATAATACACAAAGCTGGTTCTTTTGGATACATTTTTGATGGTGAGAAAAGCATGAAAGATATAGTAATGATACACGAGACCGTTAAGTCAGCTATGTTAAGAGTACATGACATACACCACCCCATGCAAGACGCTGCAGATGATTGTGAAATAAGACTTGAAGAGATAGATGAGGATGGAGACGTCATTGATTCTCGTGGTGTTTCGTGGAATGGAATGACCGATGAAAAAGACGAGGACCCTGTTGATTAATTAACAGATCTGTGTTATTATTACTATATAATATGTAAAGTGGAATGTAAAATGATTATAGTAGATTTAAATCAAGTAATGATTTCAAATTTGATGGCTCAGATTGGCAATCATACAAATATAGAATTAGACGAAGGTCTGTTGAGGCATATGATTCTCAACTCAATTCGTTTAAACAAACTCAAGTTTAAAGATTATGGTGAAATGATTATTGCCTGTGATGATAAGAATTATTGGCGCAAAGATCTTTTCCCTTATTACAAAGCTGCTCGTAAAACTCAAAGACAGAAATCAGAGTTAGACTGGAATGCTATCTTTGATATACTTAATAGAGTCAGAGATGAGCTCAAAGAGTACTTCCCGTACAGAGTCATTCAAGTTAACAAAGCTGAAGCTGATGATATTATTGCTTCCCTTGTTAACAACTTTGGTAGTATTCTTGATAATGGAGATAAACAATCTCGTATTCTGATCCTATCAGGAGACAAGGATTTTGTACAGCTTCAGAAATGGTCAAACGTTGATCAGTATAATCCAGTACTAAAGAAATTTGTTAAACATAGCGATCCTCAAAAATATGTATTAGAGCATACAATTAAAGGAGATCGTTCTGATGGTGTGCCTAATATAGCATCAGATGATTCTTGCTTTGTTAATGGTGGTCGTCAAAAGCCTATCCGTAAAACCAAAGTAGATGAAATTATCCGTACTGGTGAGATACCAGAGGAATGGAAGAGAGGCTGGAGCAGAAATGAACAGCTAGTCAATCTAGAATTTATACCTGATTATATCTGCGACGAAGTGTTACGTCAGTATAATGATCAGCACAATAAAAGAGATAGTTCTAAACTCTTCAACTATTTTATTAAACATAAACTTAAAAATCTAACTGAACACATAGGTGACTTCAAATGAAACTAGGAATCTTTGAAATTCTCGAAGGTGCAAATAAACTCACTAAAACAGAAGAAAGGGCTGCTTTTTTAAAGAAGCACGAGCACAAGGTTCTATGGCAAGTGTTGAACTACATGTTTGATCCTACCGTAGAGTTTGCCCTACCTCCTGGAACCCCTCCGTATAAGCCTTGTGATCCTGTTAATGCAGAAACATTTTTGTATCAACAATCTCGTAAGTTGCAGTTGTTTCGCAAAGGAGGAGATGGTGACAAACTCAAACAAACAAAAAGAGAAATGCTTTTTATTGAGTTGTTAGAAATTATACATCCAAGAGATGCATTAGTTATTATTGGCATGAAAGATAAAAAGATGCCATCTGATTATAGTAAGATTACAAAATCTGTTGTTCAAAAAGCATTTCCAGGATTAGTATAGAGAAAGTATCATGCCAACAAGAAAAGATAAGAATTCTTTCAAAGAAGAAGATCAGATCAAAAACTTTAAGTATGCATATGATGATGTTGAACTGAAGCCATCAACAATAAATAAAAATAGAGCAAAGAGATTATCAAGAGCTCTAAAGAAAAACAATGTCGAACAAATAATAAAATATATGGATTAACATGACTTTAGAATTTTTATATGCTGCTCTGATAATGAGTGTAACATCCTATTTGCTGTATAAGATAGGATGGAGATCTGGTTTTGATGAAGGGGTCTCAGGGACACTCATTATGCTTAGCAAAGAAGATCATATTAGATTAATATTTGATAGTGATGGAAAAATCACACATATTCTCCCTAATCATGCAACCGAAAAGACTAAATAATAGTATGCCAATATATACGTTTTATAATTCGACTAATGATCAATACACTGAAGAAACAATGTCATACAATGACATGAAATCTTTATTAAAACAAAATCCCAACATCACCCACGTTCTTCAGCCTCCGAAGTTTGCTGATCCCTCTCGTATGGATGCTACAAGAGGAAAACCAGATGATGGATTCCGTGACAGATTAAAAGAAATTAGCAAAGCACATTCAGGAGGACTGACCAAATCAACTATTAACACATGGTAGGAGAATCTGCATGAAAGGTCGCCTCAACAAAAGCCAGAAGAAAGCTCTTAGAAGACAGGGAATATTCCCACATCAGACGTTGACTTCATCAGGAAATAACTTTAGAATGAATAATGTTATTCCGTTGACAGATAACCAAGAAAGAGCTTTTGATGCGTACGAGGACGGAAAGAATTTATTGTTACATGGTCTTTCAGGTACAGGAAAAACATTTATATCATGTTATCTTGCATTAAATGAACTTCTTGGAGGAATGTCAGATCATCGAAAGATGATTATAGTTAGATCGGTTGTACCAACAAGAGATATAGGATTCTTACCTGGTAATGCAAAAGAAAAAAGTAAAGTATATGAAGCTCCTTATAGCACGGTGGTTTCAGATTTGTTTGGTAGAGGCGACGCATATGAGATACTCAAAACAAAAGGACTTATCGAATTTGAAACTACCTCATTTATTAGAGGTATCACATTTGAAGATTCTATTATAGTAGTTGACGAAGTAAATAATATGAGCTTCCATGAGCTTGATTCTGTAATCACAAGAGTTGGAAGAAATTGTAAAATAATCTTTAGTGGTGATTTCAGACAGTCTGATCTCAGAGGTGAAGAGAAAAACGGATTACATAAATTTATGAATGTGCTTAGAAAACTCAAAAACTTTGAGCATGTAGAATTTGAGGAAGAAGACATTGTCAGATCAGGTCTCGTTAAAGAATACATTATCACAAAACACAAACTTGGCTACGACCAAGCCCTTTGTGCATAGAAAAGATGCATTTCAGTTTACTGAATTAAAAACAGAAAACAAAGATGATAGGCGGTTCTACATTACACCCGATGGTGCCGCCTATCCATCCATTACAACCGTATTAAAGCTCCTCTCACACAAGTCTATTATGGAATGGCGTAAAAGAGTGGGTAATGATGTAGCTAATGCTATCTCTGCCAAGGCATCGCGTCGAGGAACAGCTGTACATTATATGTGCGAAGATTATATCAACAATCTTAATCCTTGTCACAAAGAAAGAATGCCAGCTGATATTGAGACGTTCAAATCTATACAACCAGTCATAGATGAGAATATAAACAATATATATGCTCAAGAAATTCCATTGTTTTCTAACTACTTGAAGCTAGCAGGACGAGTTGATTGTGTAGCTGAGTGGGGTGGTAAGCTGTCTATTATTGATTTTAAGACCAGTAGAAAAGTTAAAAAGAAAGAATGGATTGATAATTACTTTATGCAAGCATCTGGTTATGCTGTGATGTTTGAAGAACTAACTGGCCAGCCTATAACTAATCTAGTTATTCTTATTGCTGTTGATGACAATCCACCTCAGGTGTTTGTGGAACATAGAGATAAATGGATTCACAAATTAATAGACACAAGAAAACAATACGAGGAACTCTATGGAATATAAACACGTAGCTTTTGCTTGGTGTTGTCTATTTTTATTGTTATTTGCAGTTAACAATGTAGTAGCACAAGAAGAGTTTGCTTCCCCGAGCTTTGCTCAAAAACCTGTTGTATGTGGCCCAGCAGAAGGCCTTATTAAAATGATGGAACAAGAAGAACTGTATCCACTCATTGCATCTCCAGCCAAAACTATAGTAGACATACAACAAGGAGAAGCTGTATTTGTTCCTGTTGTACTATACGTGTTTGTCAGTGAATCAGGTAAAATAATGATTGTTGAGCACCTAATTAATTCTGAAGATCAACCTATGTGCCAAATATTAGTAGGGAAGGGCATTGAGTTTGATACTCAATCCATTAAAGATCTTCTAGGAATGCAATAAAAAAAACTTCTTTTTTTCGTTTTTTCTTAAAAAAACTGTTGACCTTTGCGTAGAAGTATGCGAAGATGAATATAGTGAGAAAACAGAGGAGAGTTCAAATGTTGAAGTTAGCTAAAGTTTCAGAAGGTTTCTACAAGGCAACCAATATCGTATCAGACCATGAGGCATTTATCGATTGTGATATGCTTGGTGATTTTCGTGGTACTGTAGAGATCAAGACTGATAATGGTTTTGATGCTGATGAGTCTGAAGGCTTTGCTACTATCGAAGAAGCTGCTCGTTGGATCGAGTGTCGTGTAGGCGATGCAGAAGTAGGTGGTACTCCAGTTATCATGGCTACAAACTTTGATGGTTCTCCAATGATTCAAGGAGCTGCATAATGGTTGTTTCAGTTGGCCAAACGGTAATGACTCGCTGGGGTCTTTCAAAGATCGAGAAGATTGAGCTTTGTGAGAAAGAAGGCGATAAGTAT